TGTAAACAGTGTGGCTGCTTTATGCCTGGGAAGACAAAGCTTTTAAAGGCTTCCTGCCCAATCCATAAGTGGTAGTATTGACTAATTAAATCTAAATGATATAATAATGGAAGGAGGTTAATATGACAATTGAACTAACATACGAAGAAAAACTTGGAATAGTAAACCAGCATCTGAAGTCTGTTGACTATGCAATTTATGGTCTTCAACTTGACTTGCTAGAGATTCAGGCAACTGCTAACCCAGATGCTGGACAGGTCTCTAACATTAATACTAGAATTTCTGCTGCAACATCAAAGAGAGCAGCACTCGTCGAAGAAAAAGATTCTTTGACTCCAGACGTAGTAGCATAGAAGGAAATAAAAATGGCAGATAAAGCCGAATTAGTTATAATGGCACTTCAGCAAAGAATGGGTGAACTGGTTTCAAACTATGAAACTCAAATCGCTATCTTACGTGCAGATTATACAAGAGCACTAGAAGAAATCGACAATTCAAAGAAAGAAAAAGATGCGAAGGTTGAAATGGCAGAAGCCTATTCAGACAAGCTCGATAACCTCGCCAACTAATTTTCCTTCGGGTATTGCTGTAAAAACAGACAAAGATACTTATTGGATTAAAGATGGAAAAAGATATAGATTGATTTCTGGCAGGGCATCAGACTCTTGGTCATTTACCATGGTAAATGCAACTGAGAGCGCCTTGACTGGATTTAAGTTGGCAGGAAAGCTTGGATTTAGGGACGGAACCTTGATCAAGAATATAGCCGATGGTAGAATATATCTAGTATCACAAAATAAATTAAGGCATGTTGTGGATCCAGATTCTTTTACTAGATATGGTCTAGATAGGTCTAAAGTAATAGAGGTATCCGAAACTGAAATTTCGGCCCATGATTTAGGAGAAAAACTATAATGCCATTTGTTGATGGAGAACCAATTGATGCTGCTAAGCTCAGCGAACTAGAAACTGCTTTCAATGTTTTAAAGGCGCAGGTCCCACAATTTGGAACTGGTGCTACAGCAGTAACTGGAAGCGGTGTTGGCAATAGCGGTGCTGCAACTACAGTTGTACCATATAAGATTATTGCAAGAGCTTCTGGAACCGCATATAGTTTAACCGCTGGAAATTCAAACGTTAATCAGATTAAGTTTCCAGATGGAAGCAACTTCTCAGTAACACCAACAATTGTTATAACTAGTAGAATGTCTTCAAAGACAGCAGATGCGTACATTGCAAAAGGTCTAGACCTTCCTACGGCTTCTATAGTTACAGGAACAATGTCAAGCGATGGATTCTCAGTAATGTGTCCAGTGCCAAAATCAGGTCCAGGCGGAAGCTACTACATCAGCTATATTGCAATACAAGGGGCTTGACAGCCTAGTTTTATATGCTACAATTTGTTTAACCTTAAAGTCACGACTTCGTGACTTTTTTTACGCAAGGAATTTAAATGACAAACGATTTAAAGTGGATGCTATCGTCAGATCAGCAGTATCCATATCAAGACGATAAGGCCATTGAATTGTGGTTCAAGGTTATGAAGTGGTTTAAGCCAGATGTTGTTGATATTCTGGGAGATACAGATGATCAAGCATGTTACAGCAAGTACACAGAAGGTCGATCTGCAGAGTTTTTAAGAATGCATAAAGATGAGAACGGACAGATGATTGTTCCTTTAATGGAGCATGAGGCTAAAGGCGCTAGAGAGTTTTATGAAAGAAATAGAAAAGTTGCTGGTAAAGACGCTCAGCTTTTTTCAGCATTGGGAAACCACGATATAAGAATTTTTAATTATGTAGACTCTAAGCTTCCAGATTACGTAAAGGCTGTAACTCCAGAAATGCTATGGAAGCTAGACTCTCTTGGATACGATTATATTTATTATAATGAATTGCCTAAGAAGAGATTTGGAGATATCCACGTTCACCACGGGATGTCAATCGCAGCAGGCGGTGCGGTTAAAAAAGATATTGAAGACATGCAGGTTTCGCTGATAAGAGGACACTCACACAGAATTGCCTCACATATGGTAACATATGAACTTAGAAACAACGGCAAGGGAGAAACCTTGCGTGGATATGAAATCGGACATATGTGTGATGAAAAGAGTGATGGAATGAAATATACTACTCACCATGACTGGCAAAAGGGATTTGCTATTGCCCATGTTGAAAACGGTAAGTATCCTCACATCCAGATGGTTCATATTTCTCCAAACTATACATGTGTTGTAGATGGAAAACTATTCTCGCTATGATGAAATGTCAAAGATGTAAAGGTAGAGTTTTTATTGATAGAGTATTCTCTCAAAAACTACACACTGAATTGTTCTGCATTCTTTGCGGTAAGCGATGGATGATCAATAAAGAAACGAATGCGTTTGGAAAATGGCTAGAAAAAACAGACAGGGACTACGCAAAAAATTCCACTATTTCTTTTTAAACCAAAAGGTTCATAAAGTAATAAAGGTCAGTCGTGCAAAAGACGAATTGATTGCTTGGTGCTACCCAGATAAAAAAAGAATGCTCTATGCCTATTCCGAAGTAGAAAAAAATATGGAAAAAGCTTATAGCCTTATAGAAGCTGGAAAAGTTTTAAATAGACATAGGGTAACTATAGAGGAATATGTTTTACAGGGTAAAATAAAAAAGCCTCAGAAGGTTTATCCAATTAGTAATCCAGATAGCGAATGGTCTAAGTACATGCTTAGTGAATCGGACATATTGGACATACATCAATATATTATTGATGCTGGACGCACAAGAGACTTGCCTTCACGCTCAGAGTTACAGGCCCTTCTCAAACACAACTTAATATTGTATACTAAGACAGTGGACGGAAGGTTTGTCCCAGTTTGGAAGGCGGAATAGTGGAAAAGGGCAAGTCGGTTATCTGTGAGATATGCGGCAAGCAAATAGAAGTTCGTTGGGGCATATTTGCTCACGACACTTTGACTAGGCATAAAAAGGCGGAGCACAAATGACAACTAGAGTTAAGGTAGACCTTTCCTTTACTAGAAACCTTGGTAACTACGAAAGTATTAAAATTGGAATAGGCATAGAAGATGATGTTAGATCTGGAGAGAGTGCAACTGCTGCAACCGAAAGAGTATATAAGTTTGTAGAAGAAAAGCTAATTGAAAAAACTCGTGAAGTAGAAAAGGAACTCAGCGGTGGCAAATGAGAAAGAGCCGTATGTTTTGATTGGCCTATACGAATTACTTTATAAAGAACGATATAACAAGAAGCCAAGAATTAATAAGTTTCGTGAAAAGTGGGCAATGCAAGACGTCATAGATAGCGTAGGATTTGAGAGAGCTAAAGATCTTTTGACCTATTACTTTAAAACTAATAAGTCTGGTCATCCTCTAAACTTCTTTTTCTATAACTTTGACAAGATTGATTATTTAAAGATAGAGATTGAAAAAGATATTAAAAACCGTCGTACTCTCAGAGAGGCGACTAAGAAGATGGTAGAAGGCGGAGCAGAATGAATACAGAAGCAGAACTAATCTCTGCAGTATGCAAAAATAAAGACATAAGCACACTGCTTGCCGATAACGTTGATGATATATTTACATCACATAAAGATATTTGGGAGAGCCTAAAGTCATATTACTATAAGTTTAAGGCAGTCCCAGAGGTCGGGATACTTGTAGAAAGATTTAAGGACTTTGAGCCAACGCAGACTAAAGGTGAGACTGGTTACTATCTAGACAAGTTAAAAAATGAATATCTGTCTAGTAAGCTTAAGTCTATTATTATTCAATCTGGTTCTGCTCTAAAAGAAGATGCTGCAGCCCGTGTACTTGCTGACATGCAGAGCAAACTTGCTGGATTAAGCAAGTTTACAAACAATGTTAGAGACGTAGACGTTACAGATTTACAGGCAGCAGAAAACCATTTTCTTTCAGTTAAAGAGCGTTCGGCTGCAATGGGTGGAAGCCCAGGAATCCTAACTGGGTTCGAAGCAATTGATAAAGCATATCCAACAGGAATGGCGCCAGGACATTTAATTGTTGCTATTGGTTGGCCAGGAAAAGGTAAGACATGGTTTACTTCATATCTTGCATGTAAGGCTTGGGAGCAAGGCTTTAAACCAATGATTGTATCTCTTGAAATGTCTCCAGAAAATATGCGTGATCGTATCTACACAATGCTTGGCTCTGGTTTATTCCGTGCAAGCGATTTATCAAGAGGTGATATTAGTATAGATGACTTTAAGGCATGGGGCACAAAGAAGTTTGAAGGAAAGAATAGTTTCATTCTTGTATCAAATGAGGGAACTGCAGAAGTTACTCCTGCAACTATTCAAGGAAAGATAGATCAGCATAAGCCAGACTTAGTTATCTTAGATTACCATCAGCTATTTAATGATAACAAGAGGAGCCATTCTGAAGTAGAACGTAACCGTAATATTTCTCGTGAGTTTAAATTGCTAGCTGTGTCAAATAATATACCAGTAATTGATATTACTGCTGCAACAGCAGATGACATTTCGGATCAAGAGAATCCACCTATGATGAGTCAGGTTGCTTGGTCAAAGGCTATTGAATACGATGCTGATATGGCTATGGCTATTCATAGATATCCAGGAACTAATATGATTGAAGTTGTTTCCAGAAAAAACCGTCACGGTCAAGATTTTGATTTCTATCTAGACTGGGATATAAACCGTGGTGTCATTACCCCGATTTATGAGAACCTTCCAGAATTAAATAATGACTCATCGAAAAATTAAGAGATTTCAAATTGAGGTACAGTTTGATGACAACTCACGCCTAATAAGCTTGAGGCCACAGTATGAGAACCTGCTAACGCAGGACATGCGTGGTAAAGGATATGTCAGGGTGCTTGATATAGATCCTGCATTTTCGGTAGAATTTACAGGCGAGACATGGAGATTCTTAATGAGTATCCATGGAGTTTATGTTGGAAAGAAGAAGGCATGGCAATTAGAGGGTATAACACAAGGGAAATCGATACCACGCATTATACGCCAGCACATATCAAATCAATCCTAAAATCAATAGGACTTGATATTGCTGGTGAAACTGGTAACGACTTTCTTTCATACTGCCCATTTCACTCTAATAGACATACCCCAAGTTTTAGCATAAGCAAAGAAAAGGGTGCATTCATATGCTTTAACCCTTCATGCGGAGAATCTGGAACCTTACAAGAATTAGTTAAGCGAGTAGCAAATAAGAATGACTTTGAGGCAATGAGATTTATTGCTACTAAAGAAACAGAAGTTATGGAAAACTTTGACGAGCTGCTTGCAGAGGCAATGGAAGAGCGTCCAGTATTTCAGCAGTTCCCAGAAGACACGTTAGTTAAGCTTAACTATGGCTTAAATAATAACTCTAAGGCAATTGAATACTTTAAGTCTCGTGGAATAAACTCAGATGGAATAGATTATTTTTATTTAGGTTATTCAGAAAAAATGAATATGGTTACTGTTCCAGTTCATAGTCCAGATGGATTACCAATTGGAATAGTCGGTAGGTCTATTGAAGGAAAAGAATTTAAAAACAGCACCAATTTACCAAAGAGCAAAACCCTATTTAATATTCATAGAGCCAAAAAAATTGGCGACCATGTGATCATAGTGGAGTCCAGCTTCGATGCAATCCGTGTGCACCAAGCTGGATTTCCTAATGTTGTTGCTACGCTTGGAGGCTTCCTGTCCTCAGAGCAACATCATTTATTAAACAGGCATTTTAACAGAATAACTATTTTAACAGACGCAGATTTGGCTGGCAGAGACCTAGGGAAGAGCATAGCCAATAAATTAAAATTCAAGGACCTCTTGTGGGGTTCGTATGAATATGGTAAGATATACCCACATGGTGCAAAAGATGCAGGCGATATGACCGATGAGGAAATAAAGGCTTGTATAAAAAATGCTGTATCTGATTTAGAATACAGATCCTGGAGTTCATGATATAATGAAAAATACAGATGGATATATACCATCATATAACGAGGAGAATAAATGAGCATAGTAAAGGGTCTAAAAGACCTAAACAAGGCTTTAGATAAGCCAACATATAGTGGCGACGACAATAAAGGTCGCTGGTTTAAACTTGAAGACGGAGAGAGCATTAAAGTTCGCTTCCTTCAAGAGCTTGATCCAGATTCACCAAATTACGATCAAGCCCGTGGTTGCGGATTCATTGCTTTAGAGCATGTAAATCCAAAAGACTATCGCAAGAAGGCCTTAGACACAATGGAGTCAGAAGGTCGTGACTGGGCAAACGAACAACATCGCAAGGACCCAAAGGCTGGCTGGAAGGCCAGGACCCGCCTATATATGAACGTTCTTGTAGATGACGGCAAAGAAGAGCCATATGTTGCAATCCTATCCCAAGGAACTAGTGGAAAAACAATCACACCTACCTTAATTGAATACGCTGGTGAAATGGGAAGCATCACAAACCTAATGTGGAGAATTAAGCGTAACGGTACAAAGACGGATACAAGTTACACAATTATTCCACTCGCAAAGGATGAAACTCCTTTCGATTTCTCAGGACTCGAACTATTCGACCTTGAGAAAACTGCAGTTCGTCATGTTCCATATTCAGAGCAAGAAGCTTTCTATATGGGTCAAGGCAACAATGAAGAGCAGTCTTCTACTACATCAAGTAGTGTAGACTGGTAATATAAAAGTAAAGGCGGAGAGTTAAGTGTCATTCACACATTTACATGTGCATAGTTACTATTCAGTCATGGATGGCCTTAACTCCCCAGCCGAACTTGTAAAGGCTGCAAAAGATGCGGGTCAGACAGCATTAGCTGTTACTGATCATGGAACTTTATCTTCACATCGTGATATGCAAATTGCATGTGCAGAGCATGGCATAAAGCCAATACTTGGAGTAGAAGCGTACATTTCACCAACAGATCGATTTGATCGCTCCTCTAAAACAGATAAGTCTATTCAGGCTTACAACCATATAATATTGCTAGCTAAAAATAAAAAAGGTCTTGAAAATATAAATATCCTACAAGAGCTTGCGTGGAATGAAGGTTTCTATCACAAGCCACGTATTGACAGGGAGGTACTACGAGAATATGCCGAAGGTATTATTGTTCTTTCTGGATGCCTTAATGGCATTATTAGTAAAGCTATTGAAAAAGGAAACTTTTCGGAAGCGAAACTTCTTCTTAAAGATTTTGCTAAAATCTTTGGCGAAGACTTTTACATTGAGGTACAATCTCATAATCCGCCAGAAACAAACTCCAAGCTCCTAGAGCTAGCAGACGAATTAAATATTAAGGCGGTTGCCACAGGAGACGCACACTTTGCTAAAGAAGAAGATAGAATCCTAGAAGAGGCTATGCTTATTTTATCAACCTCTCCAAAGGCAGATAAAGAAGCGGACTTTGACATGTCTCGTCAAATGAAGGATATGTTAGATAGATTTGATTACCTATATCCAGATAGAAAGATATCCTTTAAAGACTATAATCTCTTTATTCAGAGCAGGGCTGAAATTGAGGCTGACTTTAATAAGGCTGGCATATCAAGAACAGATATCTATGAGAATACCATGGAGATAGCCAATAAAGTCTCAGAATACGATTTTAACAGGGGCCTAGACCTTCTCCCAGTACCCAAGACGGATGCGGACGAGAAACTGGCTCAAATGGCCTCTGAAGGCCTTAGAAGGCTAAGTCTGGACAAAGATGAGGTCTATCTTGGCAGACTCAATGAGGAATTAGACATCATTAAATCCAAGAGCTTTGCCTCATATTTCTTAGTTGTAGCGGATATGGTTAACTGGGCAAAGGACAATAATATCCTTGTTGGTCCAGGTCGTGGTTCTGCAGCAGGATCTTTAGTCTGTTATGCCCTTGGTATTACAGATGTTGACCCAATTAAATATGACCTGCTGTTCTTTAGATTTATTAACCCAGAGCGTAATGACTTTCCAGATATTGATACAGACTTTGAGGATCGTCGCAGAAAAGAAGTTAAGGACTATTTAAAGAAGAAGTTTAAGCATGTGGCTTCTATTTCTACTTTTACTTATTTTAAAGACAAGGGTGTTATCAGAGATGCTGCTCGTGTGTTTATGGTTCCACTTTCAGATGTTAATCGTGCAATGAAACAGATTGATACATTTGAAGACTATATGGAATCTCCTAACACAAAAGAATTTAGAGCTAAGTATCCAGAAGTAACATGGCTTGCAGAAAGACTCCGTGGCAAAATTAGAAACGTTGGGGTGCATGCTGCTGGTGTTGTAGTAGCCAAAGATGATATCAGAAAGTTTGCTCCTATTGAATCTCGTGAAGATGCTCAGGACAAGGTGTCAGGAAGAATCCCTGTTGTTGCATATGATATGGATACGGTTGCAGACATAGGTCTTATTAAATTAGATGCGCTAGGACTTAAAACCCTATCTGTAATTTCCGATACACTAAAGTCTATTAAGGACAGAACTGGTAAAGAGATTAATCTTTCTGAGTTGACCTTAGATGATCCTAAAGTATATAAGATGCTTGGAGAAGGATATACTAAAGGAGTATTTCAGGCCGAAGCAACTCCTTATACAAACCTATTAATTAAGATGGGTGTAGATAAATTTGAAGACCTAGTTGCATCTAACGCTTTGGTTCGCCCAGGAGCAATGAATACTGTAGGAGTTTCTTATATTAAAAGAAAACGTGGAGATGAAGCAGTTCAATATGTTCATCCAATTATGAAGCCATTTACAGAAAATACATACGGAGTTATTATTTATCAGGAACAGGTTATGCAAGCTTGCGTACACCTAGGAGGAATGACCTGGTCTGAAGCAGACAAGGTTAGAAAGATTATTGGTAAGAAAAAAGATGCTAAAGAATTTGATCAATTTAAGGACAAATTTATTGAAGGCGCTGAAAAGAGCATATCTAAAAAACAAGCTCAGCACCTCTGGCACGACTTCGAAGCCCACGCTGGATACTCATTCAACAGGTCTCACGCTGTTGCTTACTCTATGCTTTCTTATTATACCGCTTGGCTTAAGTGTTATTATCCTTTGGAGTTTATATTCTCGATACTTAAAAACGAAGGAGACAAAGACGCCAGAACAGAATACCTAATTGAAGCAAAGAGGCTTGGATTAAAGGTTCTTCTGCCACACGTTAATGAATCTGATATTTATTTTTCTTTACAAAAAGAAGCAATTAGATTTGGGCTAGGTGAGGTTAAGTTTATTTCTGATAGTATTGCAAATAAAATTATAGAAAAGAGACCATATGCAAACTACAATGACTTTATTGAAAAGGCTTCTAAAAAGGGGAGCGGGATTAACAGTAGAGCTGTATCTGCTCTTAATGCTATTGGCGGTGCTGCTTTCGATGACAATCAGAGAAGCGGCAAAGAAAAAGACAGCTACTACGAATTCTTAGGAATTCCTACATTTAGTCTTGACTTGCCACCAAGAATTAAATCACAGGCACGACCAATCTCAGAGTTTGATGATTTAGGATCGTTTGTTATGTTTGGAATGGTTAAATCCATTAAACGTGGAAATGGTTGGGCTAGAGTTGAGTTGGTTGATGAGACTGGATCTATAGGTCTTTTCCACAATGAACAAACTCAAATTGAGCCTGGACAGATGTATTTTGTTTTAGTTGGAGATAATAGAATTGCAAGATATATTAAGGTAGGAGACATTAATCCAGAGTCTAATGATTTATTTGTAGATTACCTATATAGAAAAGAATATGATCTTACAGAAAAAGAATGCATGGTAATTAATTTTACTCCATATAAGACAAAAGCTGGCAAGACCATGGCACACATTGTTATGTCAGATAAAGATAAAGTTTTAACTAGAGCAATTGTCTTCTCTAGTTTGTATAAAATCGCCTTAGCAAAAATGCGTGAGGGAATGAAGTGTCAGGTAATACTTTCTAAATTAGATGATGGAACCCTGATGGTTAAGGAAATAAAATGACAGAAAATATCGAAGGCCTAATTACTTCAATAAGCATGAATAAAGTTTTGATTGCCATATTGGAGGAGCAAGGAAAAATTACTGTTCCAACTCTAAGATTTTTAGATGCAGGAGCTACAGAAAAAGAGTTAGTTATTGATTATGATGAGAACGGTCCATCATTTACATTTAGTTTGAGAGATAAAGTTGAGTCAGAGTCATAATTTATTGGAATACGGACTAGACGCACTAGCCGCATTGCTACACGAGTCATCAAGAGAGAAGGGGTTTTGGGATGGAGAATATTCTCATGACAAAGTTGGAAACAAGCTTGCACTTGTACATTCAGAAATTACTGAAGTATTAGAAGCAATTAGAAAGTCTAAAGGTAGCGAGGCTATTGTTGAAGAAATGGCAGACGTTATTATTAGATTGTTAGATGTATACGCAGCGATGCGTAATGAGGAGCAGATACTTCACAGCCTTGATGAAATCTTAGAGCATAAAATTAATAAAAATAAAGAGCGTCCAAGGCTTCACGGCAACCTATTTTAATGCTATAATTAGTAGATAGAAGAAAGAGTATAATGGAAATCGTATTAGATGATATATTGGCAAAGCTAGATCCAAAAACTAGAGCAAGAGTTCAGTCAGCAGTAGATGTTCATATAGATAAACAGCCAACGGCAAGTGTTGGTTTAAATCTAGCCCTTAAGGGCGGCTTGGCCTACGGCAGACAGATCTTGGTTTGGGGTAACAAGTCTGCTGGAAAATCTTCTTTCTGTTTACAAATGATTGCCTTGGCTCAAAAAGAAGGAAAGACTTGTGCTTGGATTGACGCAGAGCATTCTTATGATCCAGTATGGGCGGAATTGTTAGGAGTAGATTCTACAAAGTTAATTTATTCTCCAGCAAAAACAGTTAATGACATGGTAGACGTTGCTACAAAATTAATGGAAGCTGAAGTAGACATGATTGTTGTTGATTCAATATCTGCACTATTACCAGCAATTTATTTTGAAAAAGATGGAAATGAAATGAAAGATTTGCAAGACACAAAGCAAATCGGAGCAGAAGCAAAGGATATGACACATGCAGTTAAAATGCTTAACTATGCAAACAAGAATACGCTTCTTGTCCTTATCTCTCAACAACGTAATCAGTTCGGATCGATGCATGCTAGCCATATCCCAACAGGCGGGATGGCAGTTAAATTCTTCTCCTCTACAGTTATTAAACTATGGTCTTCAGAAGCTGAGGCTAATGCTATCAAGGCTGGCGTTAAGGTTGGCGACAAGATTATTGAACAACGTGTCGGAAGACCAGTAAATTGGATTATTGATTACAATAAGGTCGGACCTCCAAATCTATCTGGACAGTATGACTTCTATTATCAAGGAGACGTGCTAGGCATAGACCTTATCGGCGAAACATTAGATGTTGCAGAAATGTGTGGGGCAATTGAAAAGGGTGGAGCATGGTACACAGTTGATGGAGAAAGATTACAGGGAAGAGCTAAAGCTGTTCAGTATTTACGTGATAACCCAAAGGTAGTTGAAAAACTACAAAAGGAGATCAGTGCCAAATTTAAATGAGTTTATATCTAAACCAGAAAAGATTATGTCCCAAGAATTAGAAAGAATGGGTGGCAGAAAGCCTTGTGGTAAATGTGATAAAGACTCTCAAGAATACTTCTGGAACGCAGTAGAAAGAACAATCTCCTGGGAATGTCCAGACGGGCACAAAAACTCTTATGTGGTGGGATAATGTCAGAAAGATCTGAAGTTAAACGTGATGGCGCTAAGGCTCAAAAAAATTCTGGCCGTGGAGACTATCAAAAAGGAGATGCTAAATGGAAGCAGTTTCTTGTAGACTACAAAGAAGCTTCTGCATCATTTACATTAAATAAGCCTGTATGGTCAAAGATTTGTACAGATACTTTTAAGGTTAGCAGGGATATGCATCCAGCACTTAAAATTATTATAGGAACGGATTCTAAGGTAAGACTTGGAATTATTGAATGGGCAGTTCTAGAAGAACTAATCCAGTTTTGGGAGGATAATAATGGGATCAAGTAATAAAATACCTTTTAATAAAACAATTATTAGAGATGGTAGAATTGTAAGAATTAGAAAAGACGGCAGCATAAAGGCCGATCTTGGACCATATAAGACAAAGCAAACTAAGGCAAAGTAATGACAATGTTTTTGTTGGGATTAATGTTAGGATTTGTAGTTGGCTACGGTCTTGGACTATTCATAGATAAGATAGATAAGGGGATGAAAAATGGCGGAAGATAAGAATACACTTGAGCTTATTAGTTCAATAACAGAGTTTAATGATCTTCATGAGTATATGAAGGATGATCAGCTAGATAAAGCCCTTGCTATTGTTGTAAAGCTATTAATGAATCCAGACGTTCCTTCATCTAAGGCACCGTATTTAATTATAGAGCTCCAGGCAATGTCGACTAAGTTTGCTATGCTAGCATCACACTATTCCACTATTGCAAAAGATAAAGCTGGAACTGTAAATAATAATAAAAAGAATATATATTACTCAGCAAAGGAGTCCATAGACAAACTTGTAGATGCACTTAAGTATGTCGTTAGGTATAACTCATAATGGGTAGAGAAATTGTAAGTAATTTAAAGTTTAAAAAGTCACTAGGAAAATTTGATACAGAGTCTTTTGCCAAGATGCTGAATGATGCTTATCTAGACACAAAGCGTGGGGATCAAATAACAACTAAAAATTCATTTAGCCCTAGTCTTTTAGGATACGGTCATGGCAATTGCCCAAGGTACTGGTACCTCGCCTTTAGCGGAGTTATGTTTGTAGATAACAACGATGCTATCTCTGTTGCAAATATGGCTCAGGGAACTCAGGCTCACGAAAGAATTCAAAAGCTTGTTTCTAAAATGGGAGTCATGAGGCACGAAGAACTTGAGATTAAAAATGAATACCCACCAATAAGAGGATTTATAGATTTGGTTTTAGACTGGGAAGGCGAAGAAGTAATCGGAGAAATTAAAACTGCTAAACAAGAAGTCTGGGATGCTAGACATTCTACAATGGCTCCTTCTCCAAATCACTTACTTCAGCTTCTTACTTACATGAAATTAAGAAAAGCAAAAGAAGGTTTCTTCCTCTATGAAAATAAAAATACACAGGAGATCCTGTTAATCCCAGTAGTTTTAAATGAAAAAAATAAGCAAATTATAGAAGATATGTTTACATGGATGTGTGAAGTCTATGACAACTTTAAAGACGGTGGATTGCCAATGAGACCATTTACAAAGTCTACTTACTCATGTAAGAATTGTCCAGTTAAAAAAGAATGCTGGGACGGCCCTCTCGGCGAAGTACAGATATCTGCTTATGAAGTAGTAAAATAATGATATGTGCTAATAAGGAATGTGCCAAAGAGTTTGAGGCTAAAACACATAATCAAAAATATTGTACTGATGAATGCTGTAGAGTTGCAACCAATAGGCGTATTATGGAAAAGTATTATGAGAAGAAGGCTATTAGAAACGGGGCAAAGAGAGAGTGCTCTAAATGTAAAGGCATCCTGAGTAGATATAATGAGTCAGAGATATGTTCTGCATGCCAGAAGAGAATAAATTTAGAACACAGAAACAAGATAGTTGGGATGATTAATGAAGTTAGCTGATCTAGTAAAGACAAAGGCCTCCAGAGTTCTTGGCATAGACGCTTCAACCAACTCAGTAGCATTTTGTTTAATGGATAACGATAAGCCTCTAAAGTGGGGGAAGATAGAGTTTGTTGGATCTAACATATATGAAAAGATACATGACGCTAAAGTCAAGACTCACGCAATGCTAGAAGAGCTAAAGTCTGACTATATTGCAGTCGAAGGTGCAATACTTGTCAGATCCCCAGATGCTGTGATAAAATTATCATATGTCTATGGAGTTGTTATTGCTGAGTTAATGTCTACTGGAGCACAGGTTATAACAATAGCCCCTTCATCTTGGCAGGCATACATTGGAAACAAGAACCCAACCAAGGATGAAAAGGCTGCTATAAGATTAAAGAGTCCAGGATATGCTGATTCATGGTATAAGACACAGCTTAGGAATATGCGTAAGCAAAGAACGGTAGATTATTTTAACGATAAGTATAATCTATCTTTAGATGATTTTGACGTTGCAGATGCATTCGGCATTGCACATTATTCGAATAGGGTGTTAACAGAGCGATGAATATAGACCCAAAAAATATTGATGTGCAGGGAGACTACTGCAAAGTGCTAGATGCTTTTTATATGTATGCTGGCGATAAGGAAGATAGATACGTTCAGAGTAGTTTTAAAAATATTGGACTATGGGATATAGACTTAACTAATTTTATGATACAAAACATTAAGCCTGGATGGAAATGCTTAGATGTTGGTGCAAATACGGGATACTTTACGGAAGTTATGGCTAGACTGTCTGGGCCAACTGGATATGTCATGGCATTTGAGCCAATTAAAAAGCTAGTAGATGCCTATGAAGAAGGTAAGAAGTTAAATGATTACTCTAATTCTGCCCCAATAACTATGCATAACTTTGGGCTTTCAAGTGAGAGTAAAGATGCATATGTTCGTGTTACAAAAGAAAATGTTGGAGGGTCTCATATTAATGAAAGCCCTGAGTCTGGATCATATGAAGGCGGATTTGATTATATAGCAGAGCCAACAAAGTTAAAGGCACTATCAGATATCTATGACGAAGTTCCAGATTTTATAAAAATGGATATTGAAGGACACGAAAGATTTGCTTTTGAGGGGTTTAGCGAAAATACTTTAAAATGCCCACTAATTGTAATAGAGCTTGGGGAGGGACACCCAGTCTCATTTTTAAACTATTTAAATCGCAACTATGATATGACATATGTTAATGGCTTGAAAGCTGAAACGTATGACATAATTGGCTATGATGTAGTAAATGTTGTTATGAGAAAAAAGCAGTAGTTGATAAAATGAAGATGTGTGAGCATGTTTATAAAAATTTAGGACCTGGTCCATGTCCAATGTGTGGGCTTGAGTCTCACACAATGGATTGGAAAAAACAGAATAAAATGATGAAGCAGTGGCATATAGATAATCCAGATGCAGAGTATGTAGGATGGATGTCAATATGAAACTTTATCAAAGTAAAGATTGGCTTTATAGAAGGTATGTAGTTCAAAAGAAAACTGTTACAGAAATTGCGTTAGAGTGCAAAGTCTCTGCTATGACCATACAGAGATATTTAGAAAAGTTTAATTTAATAAGGAGGCGGTAATGTTAAAACCAGTATTTGAAGATGTAAAGAATTTTAGTTGTGAAGATTTATATTTAAAGTCGGTGGGGGCTCCAGCGGGAGTAAAGATATGGGGAGCATGTCATGAGATTACCCATATGCTAGTTGAAAAGAATATCTCTTATGGTAATTCAGCCCTTGAGCCTGCCAGAATATTTTCAACGGCGGATTCCACAGAACAATTAAAGGTAAGAATTGACGATAAATTAAATAGAGTAAAGAATAACCAAGGCTTCGCAGGAGATAATGACATTGACGACCTCATCGGTTACCTAATTCTATATAAAATAGCCAGATCTCAGGTTGCTATTTCAGTTGACTAGAAGTATAATGGTTATCTATGGAAATTGAATTAGCAGACCATTATGACCGTATTAATACGGTTGTATCAGAATTACTAAAGGGTAGCACCCCAACACAAATTGCCACAATCACTGGATTTAAACGTGCAGAGGTTGTTGAGTTAATTGATGAGTGGAAAGACGTAGTTAAAAATGACACGGCTTCTAGAGACAGGGCCAAGGAGGCAATCTCTGGTGCTGACCAGCACTACGCAATGCTCATTAAAGAGGCCTGGAAGACCGTAGAGGACGCAGATCAGGCTGGACAACTAAATGTTAAGGCTACCGCCCTAAAGCTTATAGCAGACATTGAGACCAAGAGAATAGGCATGCTACAAGAGGTGGGGCTATTGGATAATGTTGAGTTGGCGGAACAAATTGCTGAGACAGAAAGAAAGCAAGATATTCTAATTAATATATTAAGAGATATCTCTGCTGAATATCCAGAGGTAAGAAATCAAATTATGAAGAGACTTTCTCAAGTAACTAATGAGACTGAAGGCGTTGTCATGGAGAGTAACGTCACTATATTAAGAAATGTAAAGGAAGATGGAGTTTAATTTTTCTGACATTATTGACATGCTCGACGGAGAAGAATTCGACGAGAAGCCTGTTGATTTAAGAACTTTTGTTAAAAGCCCACAGTACTTGGGCTTACCAGAGTTGTCAGAATATCAGTATACTCTAATTGAAAAAAGCTCTCAGATTTATAAAGAAGCAACACTAATAAAACTCTTTGGCGAAGAAGAGGGAAGAAGAAAGTTTAAGCAGACTGCCAGTGAAGTTATTGCCCAACTAGGCAAAGGCTCTGGCAAAGATTATTGCTCTACAATTGCAGTATCGTATATAGTTTATCTACTGCTGTGCCTTAAAGACCCAGCATCTTATTACGGAAAACCTCCTGGAGACTCAATAGATATTATCAATATCGCTATTAATGCTCAGCAGGCTAGCAACGTTTTCTTTAAAGGATTTAGAACACGCATAGATAAATCCCCTTGGTTTGTTGGAAAGTACACAGAAAAAGCATCAGAAATTAAGTTTAATAAAAACATTACAGTTCACTCTGGTCACTCAGAGAGAGAGGCTTGGGAAGGATACAACGTAATTGTAGTGATCCTTGACGAGATATCTGGATTTAGCATTGAAAATACTACTGGTCATGAGCAGGCAAAAACTGGTAGCGCAATATATGAGATGTATAGAGGATCGGTAGACTCTCGTTTCCCAGACTTTGGTAAGGTAATATTGCTTTCTTTCCCTAGATACAAGAACGATTATATTCAGCAAAGGTACGATGATGTTATAGCAGAAAAAGAAACTGTAGTTAGAACACATCATTTTAAGCTAGATGATAACCTGTCAGACGGAACAGATGGAAACGAATTTGATATTGATTGGGAAGAAGATCATATTCTATCCTATAAGTATCCAAAAGTTTATGCTTTAAAAAGACCCACATGGGAAGTTAATCCAACCAGAAGCATTGATGATTTTAAGATAGCATTCTACCGAGATGCCCCAGATGCTCTTGGAAGATTTGCATGTATGCCACCAGAAGCAATTGATGCATTTTTTAAGTCTAGAGAAAAAATTGAAAAAGCTTTTAACAACATGGCAATTGCCGTAGATAACTTTGGAAGGTTTGAGTCTTGGTTCGCACCAGATCCAGATAAAGAATACTTTGTTCACGTAGACCTTGCACAAAAGCACGACCACTGTGCAGTAGCAATGGCACATGTGAATAAGTGGGTAAATGTTAAGGTAACTGAAACTTACTCTCAACCAGCACCAATTGTTGAAGTCGATGTTGTAAGATACTGGACTCCAACAGCAGATAAGTCTGTTGACTTTACTGAAGTAAAAGATTATATTTTGTCCCTAAGAAGTATGGGGTTTAACGTAAGGCTATGCACATTCGATAGATGGAACTCCCATGACATGATGCAACAACTTAAACAGTATGGCATAAATACAGAAACACTATCGGTTGGAAAAAAGCATTACGATGACATGGCTATGATTGTTTCTGAAGATAGACTGACTGGCCCACATATACCGCTTTTGATAGATGAATTATTGCAATTAAAAATTATGAGAGATAAAGTTGACCACCCAAGAAAGGGTTCTAAGGACCTTGCGGACGCTGTTTGTGGATCAATATATAACTCAATCAGTAGAACTAGACGCACAAATAATGAAGAAGTTACTATACATACATACGATTCTTTAAAGTGGGACAGAGAAGAAGAGAATAAAACTGTTGTCACGAATATGATAAGGGCGCCAAGAATGCCTCAGCAGTTGTCAGATGCACTAGACGGAATGGAAATAATATGAGCATATATCAGGAAAAAGCAAAAGAGTGTAAGTGTTGTGGAAAACATGTTCCGCTTCCTACTACATTAAAAGAATATAACGGTGTCATGGTCTGCCCTACAACATTTTCAAATATATTAGAATATAAAAGGCTTTGGAAATCTTATGGAAAAAGACCAATGGGCAGCGTAAGAAAACATTTTTCTGAATATGTTCAGCAAATAGTCGAAACTACTATTGACAAAAATGAGGACGGTAGCTTACAATAGACTACTGGCAACAGTAGCTTAGTTGGTTAAAGCCCCGAACTCATAATTCGGTAATCGTAGGTTCAAGTCCTACCTGTTGTACAAATTAGAGTATAATTTATTTATGGGAGATGAGATGGACGAAGAAGATATGTATGGTCAAGACCTGCAGTACTATTTAGAAATAGGCGCAATAACTATGGAAGGCCTAGACGAGAATGGCGAATTTATATTTGCTATCCAAGATAAGGCAAAAGAAGTAGCCCCAAAATTGTGGGAAGCGCATCATGAATACGTAGACAAGTCTTTAATGAGACTATATGAATTAGATCTATTAAGAGTAGACTATGATGAAAATCTTCAAGCAACGTTCCACTTGTCTGAAGAAGGAAAAGTTTTAGCAAAAGAAATGGGGCTTGTCAACATAGACATGCCTGAAGTTCCAAATAACTAGGAGGATACTATGCCTTGGGATATAAGAAGAAATGCTGCTGGTTGCACAGGCTATGCAGTTGTTAAGCAAGATACTGGTGAGCTAGTAGGATGTCATGCTGGAGAAACGGCTGCTATGGCCCAGATAAGGGCTCTGTATGCGTCTGAGTCAGATGCAGAAAAGATGAAGGAAAGAAATAAGCCAATTTTCTAATTGACAAAGAAATAAATTTTTTGATATAATATATATAGGTCGCCTAACGGGGCCTATATAATAACTTATTCGCTTGAAGGAGGAATAAAATGGTAACAAAGCTTGCTATGGATCTTTTTAATGATCCATTTTTTATTGGATGGGATACAAATTTTGCAAAAATGCAATCTTCAAACTCTAACTATCCAATTTATGATCTAGTCAAATTCGATAACGGTGCTTACGGAATCAGTCTAGCAATTGCTGGATTTGAACGTGAAGACATCAACATTTACGTTGAAAATAATAATTTGGTAATCAAGGGTCAACTACACGGAGAACACTGGGATGGAGAGTATGTCCACGAAGGTATTGCCAAAAGAAATTTCGAAAGGTCATTTTCATTAGGAGAATATATGGAAGTTGCTAAAGCTGAAATGAAAGACGGCATGCTTCACATATTAATTGAAAAAAATGTCCCAGAAGAAAAAAAGCCAAAGACAATTAAAATAAATAAGGTATAATAGAAGCCTGCACCCCGTCACTGGGGAGTCGCAGACTATTCGGGTCGCTACCCGAAGGATGGACCTGAGCACGTCCCGAAACTGCTCTTTAACATTTAAGGAGAATCATGTTTGAATATAGAGTTAAGCAAGTTACAAAGATAGTAGACGGGGATACTATCGATGTTGATATTGACCTAGGATTCAGCATTTCTTATTCTCAAAGATTGAGATTGGCTGGCATAGATACTCCAGAATCTAGAACCTCAGATAAGTTTGAAAAAACTCTTGGCCTTGAGTCTAAAGAATACTTAAAGTCTAAGTTTAAAGATTCTAAAGAAGTTGTAGTAAAAACAGAAAAGCCAGATAGCTCAGAGAAGTATGGCAGAATACTTGGTTGGGTTTATCTAGACGGAAACTCAAAGTCAGTTAACGAGCAGATGATTGAAGACGGATATGCTTGGGGATACATGGGAGAAACTAAGGTAAAAGATTTTGCAGCCTTAGCTGAAAAGAGAAAAAAGAGCGGTAAGTAATGCCTATCTATGAATACAAGTGCGAGTGCTCACCAGATAAAATAGTTTCTAAAGAAAGATCGATTACATCAATCGAGCCAAACTACCTGTGTGTAGGTTGTGGACAAAGATTACAAAGACATTTCACACCTTTTGGAATACAGTTTAAAGGTAATGGCTTTTATAAAACAGATAATTCAAAATAGTAACGTGGTATAATTACTAAGTAAGCAAAAATATTGCATTACTTAGGAGAGACCTAGTTGACTAGAAAGTTAAAGTACTTTTTAACCAGCCTTTTTATCGTGGGCTGGCTTTTTCTTTTTAGCCCTACTCTTGCTAATGCCGATGAGCCTCCAGCGCCTTCAGAGCAAGTTGTAATAAGTCCCGCACAGCAAGCAGTAAATACAGCGCTTGCAACCGCAACTACAGAAGTAGCACAAGCAGCACAAGCCTCAGATACAGCAACAGTAACTATTGCGACTGCAGTACAGGCAGTAACAACATCTAACACGGCAGTAACTGCGGCAACTACTGCAGTAACTGCAGCTACTACTGCGGTAGCGGAAGTATCAAACGTATCTGCGGTGGTAGAAACAGCAACTGCGGTTACACAAGCAGTCACATCAGCCGTAACAACTGTTACGCAAGCAGTAGCAGCAATTCCAGTAAGTGCTACAACTCAAACACCAGAGGTTGTCATAGCCCAAACCGCTGTCACGGCAGCGACCCCCGTCGTTGAGTCTGCAACTGCAACAGTTATAGCAACAGCAACCACCTTAATGACAGAAGCTCCAACTACCGTTACTCAAGTAGCCACCGCAATTACAACAGAAGTAGCACAGGCTGCAACAGCCTCTACTGCAATACAGGCAGCACAGGCAACAATAGATACCGCAACTGCCACAGTTGCAACTGCAACCACGGCGGTAGCAGCAGTAACACCTGCACGGACAGAGGCTCAAACACAATTAACTCAAGCAAATGTAGCGATTAATAATGCACAAGATGCAGTAAACGCACTTGCAGCTACAATCGGAACAACAACAAATGTATTAGCAAATACAGACGATGCTGGAATTAGAATGAACCTTCCATTTAATTTACAAATGGGCGGGGTTACATATAACAATGTTTATGTAAGCTCTAATGCAACAGTAACCTTTGGAGTAAATGAAGGACAAAACTACTACTCTACGCCCAATGCTCCTTCAATTTCTATAGCAGGGTATGACTGGACTACATGGAGTAATGGATCTGGTATTACTTATTCAACAACAACCAATACCCTATCTATTGCATGGGATCTTAGAGTTTTTCCTCTCACTACTGCCGAAACACAAATGACTCAAGTTAGGTTTAATGCCGATGTTAACCCAGCAAATGGCGCATGGCAAGCAGATGTAAGTGTGACTGGACCCATTCCAAATGGCGCTAGATTTAATGTAAGAGAAACAACTGGCGGAGCAGTAACTGCTATTACTGATACAAATTCAGGTACTGGATTTAATGGAACGATAAGCCAGGGACCAGCCTTTACTCCTACACCTAATCCAGACAATGCAGCAGTACTGGCGGCAATTGATACAGCAAATGCACAAATTGCTACATTAAACTCAGCAGTTACGGCTATTGTTGCAACAAATACAGCAAATACAACAGCCGCAGCAGCAATTCCTGTAATC